AGGTTTCTTTGGAAACAAGGCTATCGCAAGGTGTCACAATAATTCGAAGATTTTTGATATCACAAGTTCATAATAAACTTACGATAGGCAGGTTCATCCATTGCAGTGTATTCATCCAATGGTCTGCTCAAATCGTGTACATGGAATGTTGTGAGGTCATCTGTATGAAGAACAAAGTATGCAGGTACACCTAATGCTTTTGATGCATTTGTTAATACTTCACGCTGCATACCACTTCGCTTCCACACATAAGGCTTTGAGTTAATTAAATGTGCTTCATCTTTAAACTTAGCGGTAGTATCTATTAGTGCCACTATACCCCTATCGCTTCTAAACTCTACATGGTCTATATCAGTACGGAAGTATTCTGCACCTAATGTATGATGCCACTTAGTGTAATCATCACCATAATGTTTTATGGTACGCACACCATCTTTTTTTGCAAATATCCAGTCTAATATATCCTGATTCATAGTTCTAACCCTTCAACTATATCGCACATCTGTTCATATAAGTTGGCTACTGCTTCTGCAGTCTTTTCATCATACTCATTCCACTTATCAGTTTTGCGCATCAGTTCCATGATATCACTTAGCGCATCCTTGTACCGGGCAGCGTTTAGTGTGTACTCATATTCGTACTGATCATCGGGAAGGTTAAAGGTCAGTGTTGCTTTCATCTTGTATTGTTGCGTTTGGTAATCCTGCTTTGCAATCCGTGTAGCCATCGTTGTAGGCATCATGGATATTTATCATTTCATTTTGCTGTGCAATGTTAAGGAATGCATCCAGTTCTACCCATGAGATATGGACTGCTGCACCTTGAAATCGTCTACGCAGTGTTTTGCTTAGTTTGCGGATTGCTGTTTCTTTCTTTTGTTCACTCATAAATATTTGATTTCTTTAGTTAGTGTGTACAGTTCTTTGTTGACTGATTTTATTTTGTGATGCAGGTTATCTTTAAGGTAGGTAGTCTTAGCCTTTGCAAACATGGTGAGTAGGTTAATTCGTTCTACTCTGAGTTCGTCTACCGATTGTAGCTTCTTTTGTCCCATTCAATTTTAGTATTTCGTTTTTCACGTGTTGATAGTAGGCAAGTACAGAGTAGTATTCACCTGTTCCATCAAAGTCTTGCATCACATCGGTAGGTGCATTGCTCATAGCTTCCATTACGCAATAGAGTGCAGCATTGATAGCGCGAAGGTGTGTATGTACTAACTGACCTGATTGCTCGTTAGCTTCAATGATATCAAAATAGTTCGAGTACAGTTGCCATGCTTTGTCTTTTGCTTTCATTGTTTAGCTTATTGATTAATTCGATTACTTGCTCTTTGTTGTAGTAGTGCTGCATTGAATTGCGCACCTGGTCTTTGAGTTGGTCGGTGGTCATTTTAGAATAATGTGTTTAACCTATTTTTTATGATATCAAAATATGCGGAATCAATTTCATAACCAATGCAATCAAAGCCTAATTTTTTTGCGACCGCTAACGTAGTACCACTGCCGGCAAATACATCAATAATTGTTTGCCCTTCAAGCGCAGTAGTTAAAATGATTCTTTTAATAATTTCTTCTGGTATTTGACAAGGATGTGCAGTTTTAGTTTTGCTTACATTTTTTACTTGTTGCACTTCCCACCAGTCGTACAACTTTGAACCTACCTTGCCTTCTGATATTCTTTTGGCAATTCGTTTATCAGTTAAATTTTTATAAGGTTGTTTAACCTTATTCAAATCAGGTTTGCATCCCCACCATGATATTAAACGACTTTGCTTTCCTGTGTTGCTATTGTAAACCCAAGTCACTACCTGCTCACATTTCGCTTTTATAGCCTTAGGTAATATATTAATGGTTTCTTCGGGGTAGTGTATGATTACACATGGTAATGGTATTTTACTAATAAGTTCAATATATTCATCATCACTCAATTTATCTGAGTATTGGTTATAATGATAACCCTGATTGTATGGAGGGTCTGTAATTACCAAACCTTCGGGAATAACAAATGCTTCCCTAAAATCCATATTGCCTACAATTACTTTGCTCATGCATCCAAAGTATTAAGGTATTCGCGCCACATTGGTACACGCTCCTGAAGCTTTGCGATTGCATCTGCATCAAACTCCACAACCTTTTCATGTATGCGTTCAGCAATGGGTATATCAAATGCCCATTCATCACGTGGTGTTTCAAGGTTAGCATCCGGGTATTCGCGCATAAATCGTGGCATATCATAAATCATATTGCGTTCAATGCTCTGTGCCTTCTTTAAAAATACAGGATCACCTTGCGGATCTATCAAATTCAATCTACGCGATAGGCGGTACTTTTCATCATTAATCATTTCGATTGGTGCGCTTACCAGTACATAGCAGAAGGTAGCTTTTGGTGCGCCTGTTAACCAGCAATAGGCTTGCCCTTGCCAGTAGTATTCTTTACTGATATCATCCATCTTAGCATTCATAAAGGTGTGGATGTCCCAACTGCTTTTAATATCCGGTACATTGATTACTGCACCACTATCATCTTTAATGAGCAAATCAGGTGTGCCTTTGATATACTCATTAGTAAACATCTCTTCGTTCTTGAATACTATTTCACCGCGATGTCTACGCCACATATCTATGGCATCATTTTCTACTGCTAATCCTTTCTCAATGTACTTATTCGATATCTCTTTGTACCGGTTGTACTTCTGTTGGATGTAGACTTCCAGTAGTGCGCTCTTAGTCGTTTCGGATAGACCTGATTTGGTCCTACCATCGGTCATCAACTTACCAAGTTGTGACGCTCTGAATAGTGTGTTGTTCATGTGTGTGTTATTGATGGGGTAAAAATAGTACATAGGGATATACTGTCCCCATGTACTACAAATTTTAACATTTATTCGATACCATACATGGCTTTCTTTTCCTGTAGTTCCTGCCCAACTTCCGCTAATACTTCAGGACTGCAAGCCTTCATGATTTTACTTAGCTGCTGGATGTCGGTTGCCTGTTGGATCAGTTCGCGCACATACGCCACATCCTGTTCATGCCCACGACCTAATGCACCTTTCAACTTGAATGGTTTGTATGTATCTTTATTCTTGCGGTTAAGGTCACGACCGAACACTTTGCCTAATGACAATGCAGCGTTTTTAAGGCACTCTGCTTTGAGTTTAGGAAACGCAAGGTCTAAAGCATTGGACTTTTTGTTATCGGGGTTTAATGCCCATCTATTGCGGTCACTGCCTGTGACATTATCAGGTACTTTATCTACCATGATAATAACTGAAGCTGCACCGGTTCTTCTTAATTCGTATCCGCTAATCGGATGAATCACGACTAACTCCATTGATGCCTGTACTTCATTGGCAATTACTGCCCATTTGAAGTTCTCTGTTTTCCATTGACCAAAGAATAATTCATCTAAGGTCATTTCGACATGGCTAACTACCAGTGTACGTGCTTTTTTATCCGGTGTGGATTCAATGCCTAATTCATCAGGCTCTGCATTTAGCATCTGCTGAAATTTCTGCAGTGCTTCTAAGTTGTCTTTGTGGAACATAGTTATTGTGATTGATTAATTATTTGCAAGGCAATCGTTGATTTCTTGGCAGTAGTTAAGAAGTGCGAAAATTACCACTGCCCATACGATGTACTTGATTACTTTACTTGCTTTCATAATGTGTGTTTTTATTATTGTTGCACAAATGTAGTGTAACTAATTACAATAACTCTGTTAAAAATTGTTAAAATTGCAATCGGTTACAAATTGTAACCACCTGAATCGTACCCACAAGGGTATATTATGCCCACGAATAGCTGCCGTAGTTCGGGAATAATTCAAAGTACATACGCATCATTATGGCATCTGCATAGTCTGGACTCTTACCATGCATCCGGGCAATCTCATCCTTACTGATCACGGCTAACTTTCCATCTGCTTCGGGTTGCCTACGTCTAATCATGTCCAGTTCTTGAATAATTACATCACGGAACCGATCAACTTTGAACACTACCTTATTCTGCTCAATCAATTCTGCAAGCTTGAAGTAGCATTCTGCTTTTTGGTTGGTGTACCGGTCAGGCATTTTTGCTCTACCTCCATTGAGAAAACCACGGCACTTTAAAGTATCTACTACCCCACCTCCAACACCATCTTCATCACATATCACATTGCTCAATTTGATGCTATGCTTGTCACAAATTTGACGAATATTTGTTACAACAGTTGTTATAGGTTGCTTGCGTAGTTCATGTATTTCTATTAGGTGCAAGCCTTGCCACACACATATCACCGTTCTATCTTTTCCAAGTCGTGCAATATCTGCACTAACATACTTTTCACCTTTCGTTTCTTCATCTCTGAAGCAGCGCACCAAATCATCAT